CGGCAAAGAAATAACTCTATGCCGAATTGAGGCACTCCGAGACTTCGCCAACGTGAAAGCAGGCGATAAAGGTGGCTTTATAGAAAACGAAGATAATCTTAGCCACGATGATAACTGCTGGGTCTACGACAACGCCAAGGTCTATGGCGATGCATGGGTGTATGGCAATGCATCAGTATGGTCTAATGCCGAAGTATATGGCCAAGCCTGCATATATGACAATGCAGCTGTGTATGGCGATGCCGAAGTACATGGTAACGCTGCGATATATGACAATGCAACTGTGTATGGCGATGCCGAAATATGTGGTTATGCAGAAGTCTTCGGCAACGCCGAAGTCTTCGGCGACTCTTTGGTATGGGGTAAATCCAAAGTATGTGGTAATTCCCATATAATGCAGTAGCGCCACAATATAAAGAAGGGTACAAAAAAAACAACCAACAAAAATACAATGGGAAAAAAATACAGATTAACAGACGAGACAATCACTGTTGAACGTGACGGCAAGAAAGTAACGTTGCACCGAATTGAAGCGCTGCGAGACTTCGGAAATATAAAAGCAGGCGATAAAGGTGGCTTTGTAAAAAGCGAAAAAAACCTTAGCCACAACGGGGATTGTTGGATATTCGGCTGCGCCAAGGTGTACGGCTGCGCCGAGGTGTACAGCAGCGCCGAGGTGTACAGCAGCGCCGAGGTATGCGGCAACGCAAAAGTATGCGGCAACGCATGGATATCCGGCCGCGCCGAGGTATGCGGCAACGCAAAAGTATGCGGCAACGCATGGATATCCGGCCGCGCCAAGGTGTACGACAACGCATGGATATCCGGCTGCGCCAAGGTGTACGGCTGCGCCGAGGTATACGGCTGCGCCAAGGTATACAGCAGCGCCGAGGTGTACGGCACGACTAAGGTATGCGGTGACACCATGCTGGGCGTAAACTCCGCGCCGGGACAAATCAACAAATAAACAACATAAAAAAATAAAATGATACAACTAAGACAGAAGACCAAGACGCAGGAAGTTCGCGAAAACCGCGACCGCGCAATTTATGAAGAATATGAGCAGCTGCTCCGAGACCCTCAACAGAGCCGCATCGAAGCGCAGCGATACCTTCAACGCAAGTACGGCTTTGCTCGACAGTGCACCATATACGACATTTGGCGCCGCGAGGCACGCCGCCGCGAAGCCGAAACCGCCAAAACGACCACCCTAGATAACGCGCCGACAATTCAACAGAATGACCGAGGCCGAACAGGCTCAAGCTCGCCGAGATAGCGAGATATATTCAATCGAAGACGCGCCGGCAGAAAGAGGTGGAACAGATTGGTCGGTCATCGCCGAACTGCGCGAAGATATGCGCCAAGACGACATCGACAGCCGGATGGACGGCTGGGAAAAAGATTACAACCGCATAGAACGGCCTTACTAAAAAAAACACTGAAATGACACCGAAAAAAGCAACAACAATACAGATTGCGGCGACAGCTGCGCTGCTGGCCTTCATGGCCGGAAACCTGCTCCGTTCCGTAATGCAGCGAGTGGATGCGATAATTATTATCGGCTTTGGCATCGGGACGACAGCGGCATACGAGCTGCTTCGCACCGCCATTATAGAGCATCGCGATGCACGCCGCGAACAGAAAGAGAACGAACAACAGCAATGACGATGAACGCAGAAGAACTATACAGTGCGCTCGACAGCATAAAGACAGCGCTGACGGTCAACACCAAGAACGTCTGGGATGTCTCCGACCTCGCATCCTACCTCAAGGTCTCCGAGAGCCGCATCCGCCACCGCGTAGCCGCCGGCGAGATACCAAGCTACCGGCGACAAGGCCGGGTCTATTTCCGCCGCGAGGAGATAGAACAGTGGCTCACCGAGCATCCGCAGACGACCACCGATGCGGTCTTGCGAAAAGAAGCCACGCGCCGAGCAATAAAAACACTTGAAAACAGCTTATAACACCCCTATTTTTAACCAAATACTTATAAATTATGACCAACGAAATTATCGAAGTGAAGCAGGCCGAAATGCTGGCCGCTATCAACCGCACCGAAGTCGACATCCAAATCGCAACCGCAAAGACCTATCCTCGCGACCTCGGACAAGTCCTCAACAAGATAGCCACCTACGCGACCATGGACAAAGAGACAGCCGAAGACTGCTTTTATATCCTGCGCCGCAAAGACGCGCAAGGGCAAGACACCGTCATCGAGGGGCTCTCGGTACGCATGGCCGAAATCATAGCCAGCGCTTGGGGCAACCTCCGCATTCAGACGCGCATCACCGGCAACGATGGCCGAATGATTACCGCGCAGGCGATGTGCCATGACCTCGAGAGCAACGTGGCCGTTTGCAAAGAGGTGCAACGCCGCATCACCACCAAGGCTGGAAAGACCTACAGCGACGACATGCAGATTGTCACCGGCAACGCAGCCTCGGCCATAGCTTTCCGTAACGCAGTGCTGGCGGTCATACCGAAAGCGGTAACGAAGAAAATCATCAACGAGACCAAGCGCGTGGCCATGGGCACCAGCATCGACCTCGAGAGCAGCCGACAGAATGTCATGGCGTATTACGCCAAGCTCGGGGTCAAGCCGGAACAACTGCTGGCATACCTTGGAGTGGGCAGCATTGACGACATAGACAAGTCAATGATTTTCGAGCTTCGCGCACTGCGCAACGCTATCGAGGAGGGCACGACGACCGTCAAGGAAACCTTTATCGACACCGAGAAAGAAGCCAAAGAGCAGGCCAAGGCGCTGCGCGAGGCCACGGACGCACAAGCCAAGGCAGCCGCTGCAATGGCAATGGCCACAGCTTCAGACCCTGAAACGGGCGAGGTAATCGACGTAAAGAATATCAAGCCCGTACAACTCCGCAAATCGTAAAACAAAAATTAACCAAAAAAATAACGAAATCAAAATGACAAGAATGAAAGCCCTCGCAAAGCAAATGTTAAATTGGGCGAACGCCGAAAAAGCAACCCACGCCGTGATAGTTATCGCATCCGAAAAGATTGACGATAAAAAAGCTGACGGCATCCTGTGTATAGGAGGCACCAACGAGAACCTCGTTTTAGGCCTCAAGGCCGCTCTCAAAGAGGAGTCCGCCCTCAAGGGAGCCCTCGCCGAGGCCGTGAAGCAGCTCACCATAGACGAAGCCCTCGACCGACTGCTTGCCGAAACAGACGATGACCCCGACACCGAAACCGCCAAAACACAGAAACAATGAAACGCACACGACTGACATTCACTGACCGCGACCAGTGGCTCGCAGCTCGCACGCAGGGCATCGGTGCGAGCGAAGTCGCGACCATAGTCGGCCTCAATCCGTGGGAAACTCCTTACCAGCTTTGGAGACGCAAGACCGGACTGGATGCGCCGAAGCCCGAAAATACAGCTATGGCCACCGGCCATATTCTCGAGGACGGAGTCGCGCAGTTTTGGGCACGCGCGACAGGGCGCGAAATCATACGCAACAGCCGCACCGACTTTATGTTTGTAGACGCGCAACATCACGAATTGCGCGTATCGCCCGACCGCACATATTGGCTCGGCGGAATGCGTAACGATGACAACAAAGGCATTCTTGAATGCAAGACCACGCGCCTTGTCATAGACCAAGACGACATACCGCGTCACTGGTTTGTGCAAGTGCAAATGAATCTCGGAGTGGCAGGATACACGCAAGGCAGCCTCGCCTGGCTTTCCGCAGCGAAAGGCTTCGAATTTGGCTATCGCGACCTGCAATTTGTGCCGGAGTTTTACGAGTGGCTCAAGCACGAGACACTGCGCTTTTGGCACGACAATGTACTTGGAGGAGTAGAGCCTCCTGCCGTATCGCCGCAGGACGTAATACTCAAGTACGACCATAGCACCGCCGGGCTGACGGCCACCGCCGACGAAGACACCTACCGCGCATATTGCGACCTCAAGGAGCTGCGCCGCGAGATTGACGCCTTAGAGGAGCGCAAGGCCGACCTCGAGGGCAAGCTCAAGGCAGCATTTAAGGACGCTGAGGCGATGGCTTACAACGGAGAGACCATCGCGACATGGCGCTCGCCCAAGCCCACTCGCCGCTTCGACACCAAACGCTTCCAAGCCGACTACCCGGATATGGCCGATGATTATTACATCGAGACGCAAGGCGCACGCAGACTGCTGCTCAAATAAAAATGATTACCATCAGTAACTACGACCGCGACCGCGCCGCTGCCTACATCGAAGCCTACGCCGAGACACTGGCAGCGGCTGCGCGGAGCAGCGCCAAGGCAGCCAACCGCCGCCGTATAGCACTGCTGCTCGCGCGCAAGTTACGCCGCCGACCCGACGGGAAAACATCAGACCGCAATGCCCGAAAATAAAGGATGGATTAAACTACACCGCCGGCTGCTCGATTGGGAGTGGTACAGCGACACCAACATGGTGCGCCTATTCCTGCACCTGCTGCTCAAGGCCAACAGCAGCGACCGCCGCTGGCAAGGCCGCGAAGTGCCGAAAGGTAGCCTGGTGACATCACGAGCAACGCTCGAAGCCGAGACCGGGCTGTCGCAAAAGACAATCCGCACCTGCCTTGCGCGACTTATAGCCACCGGGGAAATCGAGGTCGAGGCGACCAACCGATTTAGCCTTATAACTATTTGTAATTTCGATAATTACCAAGAGTCAGAGCAAGGCGAGCGGCCAACTGGCGGCCAAGTAAACGGCCAACAAACGGCCAACCAAACGGCCAAGTTAAAAGGTTATGCAAATACCAATGAAACAAGTGATTGCGAAGCTGAAAAAGAAACGAGCGGCCAAGTAAATGCGCAACAAACGGCCAACCAAACGGCCACACTTAAAGAATATAATAATATATATCTTGTTGTTGCTGATGCGCGCACGCGCGAGGAATTGACTGCAGGGGACTTTTTGGCTAAACACTTCGGAAGTCGCGCCGCCATCGAACAAGCATGCATGGCGCTCCACATTACCGAAGCTGATTACCGCTCACTTGCAGCCGAGACCGCGAACGAATGGGAGCTCACCTGCGAACCGCCGCACGAAACATATACGGCAGCGGCGAAGCATCTCATTAATCAAATCCGCAAGAAAGCAGCCGCACAGAGCAGCCGACCGAGCGGACAGCCAAGCCGCCGCCGAGCATACAGCGCGGAAAGCCGCGAGGTCAACGACAGATGGAAAAATTCTAAATACACACCACCGAAAGAATAAAAAATGGACTTACAAAGCATAATAAACCGCGTCACCGAGGGACGCACACTCCACGGAGTATGCCGAGGCAAGACCGCGACATACGACAATATGGGCAACGTACTGGCTTGCATCGAGGCAATCGGCAAGCAGTTCACAGACCGCTTCACGATTGACGACGACAACCGCTGGGCTTATAAGCAATTCGCCAAGTGGGTAGCCGGAGACCCAACGATGCAGGCGCAGGACACTGCAGGAAACATCGTCACAGGCGACCTTTGCAAAGGCATATACATCAACGGGCGCACCGGCTCGGGCAAAAGCCTCGCGATGGCCGTAATGGCTCTTTTCGCCGAAGTCGACAGCCCGACCATATACGCAGGTGGAGACTTCCGCCTATTGCGCTGGCAGCCGCGAACCACCGCCGCGCAGATTTGGGACGAGGTCGCCACCGGCGCAGACGCCCTGCGAAAGTACACGAATATGCCGATACTTTGCATCCAAGACCTCGGTGCAGAGCCGGAGGGCGAAGCCGTGTACATGGGCGCACGCCGATTGCCGCTGCGCCAACTCATCGAGGCGCGAGGCGACCGAAACGACCTTATAACGCTTTTTACAAGCAATTACGCACCCGATGACGAGCGCATCACCCGACTATATGGCGAGCGAGTAGCCAGCCGCCTCCGCGCAATGTGCAATATCCTCACCATCTCCGGCAAAGACCGCCGCAAATCACCGGTCGAAGCCGAAGCCACCGCGCAGATTTTTCCCGAAGCCGGACAAGATGATGGGTTGCCCTTCTAAAAAGAACGACGATGAAAAAGTTAAACGGCATTGTGCGTGACGGCAAATTCTACGAGGTTGTGGACAAAGATTTCCTTGGCTGTCAAGGATGTGCATTCAGCAACACGAGCTGCAAAGTCGTATGCCTGAGTTTTGAGGGCGATGTTATCTTCCGCCTCAATAAGCAAATCACTCAAAAGCTCAACGGCGAGAAACCGCTCAAAATTCGCCGAAAATGACCCGAGACGATAAAACACCCGGCCGCCGCCGAAAAACGCAACAGCGGTACTCGCAGACCCATTCAGCGCCATCGTCCGACTTGTTCACCGCGACAGTCCGCAGCGACCTCCGCGCCGAATGCGTCCGCGAGTACCGCTTCCACCCGACACGCCGCTGGCGCTTTGATTACGCAATACCAGCGCACCGCATCGCCATCGAAGTCGAGGGTGGCGTGTGGACTGGCGGACGGCACACATCACCAAAGGGCTTCCTTGGCGACATGGAAAAATACAATACCGCAACACTCATGGGCTGGCGAGTATTCCGCACGACACCGCAGGAGCTGTACTCAGCATCCACCCTGGCCATGCTTCGCGAAGCCATCGGAAACAAACAAAATTAAATGATTATGATATAATCAGATTTTTAATTAACTTTGTGGCAATGAAAGACGAAAACAAAAACGACATAACGATACCCGACTTCGGCAACTTCGATGTTCCCGACCTCGACCTTGACAATTTCGACCTTGACCTTGACGCCGAGGCCGACACAGCCAACCGCTACATCAAGCCGCGACTCGTACCAATGAAAGAGCGGCAAATTATGTTCGAACACGCCGCAGCGCTTGCCAACGAAATAGACCTCACCGAGCGCAGCCGATATGACTGCATCGTATCCGGCTCGTTTTTTTTTGGCGATTTTATCGAGGCTTTTATGGTGCGCAATAACTGCAAGACCGTGCGAATGACCATCACCACGCTGTCGCTTTCGCAAGAGAACGTGGACAGCCTCGCGACACTGATGCAGAAAGGATATATCGACCGGCTCGACATGATAGTTAGCGATTATTTCTTCAGCCACGAACGGCACTGCTTGATACCATACATGTACCAGGAGCTGGACATCGACAACCGCTTCCAACTGGCGGTGGCTTTCGTCCACACCAAGACCGTGCACTTCGAGACGCTCGGCGGTAAAAAGATTGTAATCCACGGCTCGGCGAACCTCCGCAGTTCGGGAAATGTCGAACAATTCACTATCGAGGAGAACGCCGAATTATACGATTTTTATAACGAAGCGTTCAGCCCGATTATTGAACGCTTTAAGACGATTAATCACACCGCGCCGCGCAAAACGCAGTGGGCGGACATAACAAAAAAACAATTCAAAAATTAAGATTATGGCAGGAAGCACAGGAAGTGGAAAATGGGCAGCCGTGAACCTCATGCGCTCAACGCGAGCAAGGAAAAGACGCGGATACACCAAGGCACAGACATTCGATGACGTGCCGTTTTAATCGAAAATAGATATGACAGAAAAGAACGTCGAACTCATCCAAAGTATCGTCTTGCCTATTGACGAGGTCGAAAATAACACCGGGCAAGTGCCGGGGTTGAACGCGAACCCCCGTGAAATCACAATCACGGAATACAAAAAGCTCAAAAAATCGTTGGCAAAAAATCGTGGTTTTACCGCGCTAAACGAGCTCAAAGTATTTCCTTGGCATGGCAAGTGGATAACAATCGGAGGCAACATGCGCCTGCAGGCCATGCGCGAGCTGGGATGGGCGGAAGTAATCGCCAAACCACTGCCCGAAGATACAGACATCGAAACGCTCAACCGATATATTCTTCTCGATAACGCGAGTTTTGGCAAATGGGACTTCGATTGTCTCGCCAACGAGTACGACATCAACGATATTGTCGATGCCGCGATTAACATTCCGACACCGGAAGAAGACGAAGGTGAGAGGAGAGAAGAAGACGAAAAGGGTGGAGTTTGCCGACACTTCACTTTTGCTCCGGAACAAGTCGAATTTATGAAAGACGTAATCCGCAAGGCGCGCGAACAGATGCCGAAAGATATTGCACAACGCACAGACAACGCGAACCGCAACGGGAATGCATTATTTTATATTTTTTGCCAATGGGAAAGAAACTACAACAACCGGTCGAAAGTATAGTCTTGCGAGTGGTCGACATAGACGCGAACACAGGACAGATGCCGGGCATACCGGCCAATCCGCGCGAAATGGCGGAAATTGACTTTGAAACGCTAAAAACATCGATGCAACGAGATGCGGAGTATACAAAAATCAACGAACTGATTGTATATCCGCACCAAGGCCGCTGGGTAGCGATATCGGGTAATATGCGCCTGCGTGCAGCCATTGCGTTAGGATGGGAAACAATCACAGCGAAAAAAATCCCCGAAGATACGCCGCCGGCAGTCGTTGCGAAATATATACTACTGGGCAACGCCAGCTTTGGGCAATGGGATTTCAACGCTTTGGTCGATAAATGGTCGGCAGTAGACCTTGAGGCAACCAATATTACCGTGCCGTCCGATTTTGAGCAGCCGTCACCCGAAGACTTCGGGGACGATTTCTCGTTGCCCGAGGGCGAACAAACGAGAGAACGCACAATGACATTCACGCTCAGCGCGGAGCAATCCGACTATATCGACCGCATAATCGAGCAAGTCAAAAGCGCAGGCATACCAACTGGCGAATGCTTCGGCAATTCCGATGACGAAGCAAATATTATTTATGCAATTTCAAAACAATGGGACGAGCAAAAGAAATCATCATAAAGGTCATACCGGCGAGAATAGCCAATGCCTTTGTGCGAGCACATCATTACTCCGGGAAAGTCGTCAACAACAGCAGCCTTCACTTCGGTGCTTTTCTTGACGGACGACTTCATGGCGTTCTCCAATACGAGCCAAGTATGGACAAGAGCAAAGTGCTGCCGCTCGTTGAGGGGACGGGCTGGAACGAAGCCCTCGAGCTGAACCGCATGGCGTTCGACGATTATTTGCCAAGAAATTCAGAGTCCTTTTGCATCGGCAAAACGCTTCGCATGATTAAAAAGCAAGCGCCACACATCAAATGGGTAATCTCGTTTGCAGACGGTGCGCAGTGCGGAGACGGCACGATATATCGCGCCTCAAATTTTGTACTTACCGGCATAAAGCCGAACAAGGCAATATATCATTCCCAAGCGGTGACCGTATCGCGAGCATGACAATAACGGCGAACTACGACAATCCTGCGATGCGCAGACAGTCGGCGTTTTTAGGCATACCGCACAAATATAGAGCTGTTGGCGAATGGATAAAACTCGGAGCAAAGCCGATACCCGGCTTCCAGTTGAGGTATATCTATTTTCTCGACAAGCGCTGCCGAGAAAAGTTGACCGTGCCAATACTGCCGTTTTCAGAAATAGATCGAATGAATGCCGGCATGTACAAAGGAGAGAACATCGCCCAGGCAGAACGTCACGCAATTTTGACCGATGGGCAGAAGCCAAGGCATAAAGACGCCGACAAGACAAACACCGAGCCGAACGAAGAAATCACCGAAAATGGCAAATGAAAAAAACCTTGTCGCGCCGTGGAAGCCGGGACAGTCCGGCAATCCGAAAGGACGACCGAAAAACCGCGTAACCAACGAATGGCTCGTGGCGTGCTTCGGGCGCAAAGCCGCTCGCGCCATCAAGGCCTTGCGCCGCGAGGAAATCAACACGTGGGAACAGATTTTACTTGTTGCCAGCGCCGAGCAATTGACGGTCATCGCCAAATGGGCGGAGACACCGGCATACGCGAAAAACCTCGCAATGGCGCTCCTTTACGACATCAAGGAGGGACGCACATCAACCATCGACCGCCTGCGCGAACGTCAGTACGGAAAGACTGCCGACCGGCTCGAAGTTACCGGCGCCGGTGGCGCACCGCTGATGCCGCAGCCGCTGACCATCGAAGTCATCGACAGCCGCGAGCAGGTGGAACAGACCGAAACAGACAACGAAACCGAAACCGATGCCTAAAATACAGACAACGCGCATATTCCGCGACATCGAACAGGCCGTGGCGCAAGGGTATACAACCATTTCGCTGCAAGGCTCGGCGCGTTCGTCCAAGACATACAACGTCCTTATTTGGCTTATAGTCTATTGCCTAAGCCATCCGAATACACGCCTGAGTATCGTCCGCGCGACTTTGCCGGCAATTAAAGGCTCGGTATTGGTGGACTTCAAGGAGATACTGCAGCGCATGGGCATATACAATGAACGGAGCCTCAATAAAAGTGAACTGATATACACCTTTGCCAATGGCAGCTGGGCGGAGTTTTTCAGTACCGACAGCGAGCAGAAGCTGCGCGGACGCAAGCGCGACATCCTCTTTGTAAATGAGGCCAACGAACTCGGCTTCATCGAATGGCAGCAGCTCAAGATGCGAACCACGCGGCTCAGTATTATCGATTACAATCCATCGTTCAGCGACGAGCACTGGATATGCGAAACCGTCAACCAAGACCCTCGCACGTTTCACAGCGTGACGACATACCTCGATAATCCATTCCTCGAACAGACCGTCATCGACGAAATCGAAAGCCTCCGCGAAAAGAACCAATCTCTTTGGCAGGTATACGGCCTCGGACAGCAGGCAGTCATCGAGGGGCTCGTTTTTAAGCATTTCGGCATTTGCGAGACAATACCACCGCATGTCCGCCACCGCTTTATCGGCATGGACTTCGGCTTTACAAATGACCCAACCGCGATATGTGAGGTGGCGCTGGACGGAGACGCGCTTTATATTGACGAAATCGCATACCGCACGCAGATGCTCTCGTCCGACATCATCACGACCCTGCGCGAGGCCGCGCCGAAAATGCGCATCATCTCCGAAAGCGCCGACCCTCGGCTCATCCAAGAGATATATCGCGCCGGCATAGACATCCATCCGGTGAAAAAATTCCCCGGCAGCATAGAAGCCGGACTCTCCAAGATGCAGGAGTACCGCATCATCATCACCAAGCGCAGCACCAACGTAGCGAAAGAGCTGCGCAACTACACATATCGACAAGACAAAGATGGCCGCTGGCTGAACGTTGCTATCGACTGCTACAACCACGCGATAGATGCGGTGCGTTATGTGGTCATGGAGCAATTTATGGCCGGGCAGCGCCGCAAGATTGACCTCGGACGCCTCCAGCGCCTTGTATAACCTCACAAAACAGACATCAGAAATGCCGACAATCAACGAAATCCTCGGCGGAGACCTCGCCGAAAAAGAGCGCATCGAAGCGCTACAACAAAAGACTTTGAACGTACCGGTTTGGGGTGGCCGACACGGCCTCCAAATGCAGTATGACCCCACCCTGCATCCGGTCATGGACAAATGCCGATACCCGGACATCGTGCGAGACGGAGGCATCGAGTTCGTAACGCGCATAACTCTCGATTTTCAGCGCCTCGCCGCCAAGCGAATGAGCGAACTCGTTTGCGGCATCCCGATAAAAAGAGTGTACAAGCCGGAGAACGATACGCAAAAGTTGATAGCTCAATACCTCGAGCGCATTTTTGACCGCAACCGCATAAATAGCGTCAACACTGACCGCTGCACGCGCTTATTTTCGCAGTGCGAGATTTTCACTCTTTGGTATGCGGTAGAGCAGCGCAATACGCTTTATGGCTTTGATAGCCCACTGAAATTGCGTTGCCGAACATTCTCACCCAAGGAGGGAGACGAGTTATATCCGTTTTTCGACGAGTACGGAGACATGGTGGCAATGAGCATCGGTTATCGCCGCAAGGTCGGATGTAAGGACGTTTCATTTTTCGATACATACACCGGTGACCGGCATATCAAATGGAGTGATAACGGCGCCGGATGGGCGGTCGTGGAGGACGAGCAGACAACCCTGCTCAAGATACCCGGCATATACGCATACCGACCTACGCCGATATGGGAGGACACCAGCCGAAACGTTTACGAGATGGAGTGGGCGCTCAGCCGCAACGGCAATTATCTTCGCGAAAATTCCAAGCCGCGCTTTGTTGTGTACGCAGATGAAATTATTGACTACGGAAACGAAAAATCTGGCAACCACGAATTCAAAAGCGTCCTGCAATTTCCGCCCGGAGCAAAGGCGGAATATATCACATGGTCGCAGGCGACCGAAAGCCTCAAGTACCACATCGAGACACTGCGCAGCCTATTTTTTACGCAACTGCAGCTGCCCGATTGGAGCTATGAAAAGATGAGCCAGCAGGCTTTGTCGGGCGAAAGCCGCAAACAAATGTTTATCGATGCCGAGCTCAAGGTGCAGGACGAAAGCGGACGCCTCCTCGAGTTTTTCGACCGCGAAGTCAACGTGGTAAAAGCGTTCCTCAAGCTGATGCTCGGCGAGCGTTACCACGCCGACATTGACGCGCTCGCGGTTGAGAGCGTCATCACGCCATACCGCATCGGCGACCGAAAGGAAGAAGTCGAAGTGCTTCTCACGGCCAACGGCAACAAGCCAATCATGTCGCAGCGCGAGAGCATCGCGCAGTATGGCCAAAGCGATGACGTAGACCGCACGCTCGCCGAGATATCCGAAGAAAGCAAGGCCGACGCCTTCGAGCTCACCGAATAACCATGAGACGGAGACGCGAGGAACAGAACGACAGGCCGCAGTATCGCTGTCGCGATTGCGCACATTCGTACGATTGGAGTAATACTTCATTCCACGACGGCCTGCCGATACTTTGCCGCTGCCGCTTCGACAGCAGGAGCAAGCATGGGCTTTTTTGCAAGTTCTTAAACGACCGCCAGTGCGAGCATTTCACACTTCGCAGCGCCAATGCCGATGCCGCAATTAAATAACAATTACGACAAAAAGCACCTGCGCAACATCGCAGTGATATGCGCACGCATCGACCGCATCTTTAACAAGGCTGCGGAAGAAGCTGCGCTTATCGGCGCGACCATTAAGGACGACCTCGGCGACAGAATTTTTTCTTTTCGCGATTATCCGCAAACGCGCGAACAGGTTGAGGCACTGACCGAGGAGCTGCACGCTTCGCTCGAAACGACAATCGTTAATGGCATTGACGGTGCCTGGGCATTATCTAACGGAAAGAACGACGACCTCGTCCGCCGCGTTTTCGGGCGTAAGGCGGACGACCTGCCCGAAGCGCAGCGCCGCCGCTATTTTAATAACAACGCGCAGGCGCTCGAAGCATTCCTCGCACGCAAGACGCAAGGCCTCGGGCTTTCCGACCGCGTATGGCGATACACCGACGCCTTCAAGAACGAAATCGAACTGGGGCTCGACCTCGGCATCCGTTCGGGCAAAAGCGCCGCAGCCATGACGCGCGACCTGCGCCAATATTTGCAGCATCCCGATAAGCTATTCCGCCGAGTGCGAGACGAACACGGCCTGCTCAAACTTTCCCAAGCAGCCAAAGACTTCCACCCGGGACGCGGAGTGTACCGCAGCTCGTATATGAACGCACGGCGCCTCGCCGCGACCGAAACCAATATCGCGTATCGCACCGCCGACCACCTGCGCTGGCAAAAAATGGATTTCGTTGTCGGCATCGAAATCGTGCTGAGCAACAACCACACCATCCGCCTCCAACCGGGCGAAAAGACCTCGGACTTGCCGGGGCAAATGCGAGCAGACGGAACGCCCAAGGCCAACGCGGTGCGCACGCTCACGGACATCTGCGACACACTCGCAGGACGATACCCAAAGGACTTCAAGTTTACGGGCTGGCATCCGCATTGCCGCTGCCGCGCCGTCACCATCCTCAAAACTGAGGAGGAGATGGCACGCGACACCAAGCGCATCCTTGACGGCAGGCAGCCGTCGGCGGACAGCGCCAACGCCGTCACCGATACGCCCGAAGCATTCAAGGGCTGGGTGGAGAATAACCGCGACCGCATCGCCAACGGCCACTCGCTGCCGTACTTCATTCGCGACAATGCCAATTATACCGGCATCACCGCCAAGCAGGCACGCACATCATCGACAACGCTCGACATCGCCGCCGAGCGCCACGCCAAGCGCACCGCCAAAAACGTATCGAGCATGCCAACAACACTTGATGACTTACGGGAAGAATATAGCGTTGCGTTTCGGGATGCAAATGAATCAGAATTTTATAACGGAGCAGCCGCCAAACTTGATTATCTTTCTGTAAAGCGTCAAGTAAACGAAGCTTTGTCTGATGTCGGCATTACAGATATGGAAACGCCAAGATTATACATTGAAGGGAATGGCCATTTTTCCATTTCTTTCCAAGGCTACCTCAGAAGGGATGATTTTCTTTTAAGACGCGATTTTTACGACCGGGGAAATGATGGAATTATGGTCGAGCATTCTCTCTTTGAACTTCCGTCTCACGCACAAGGGAAGGGAGTTTCAAAAAAGATATTAGGCATTTTTTTTGAGCAATACAAACGCATGGGCGTAGTCGAAATAAGAGTGTGTGCGAATATAGATGTGGGAGGATATACGTGGGCTCGATACGGCTTCTGTGCGTATGATAAAAGGGAGGCGCTACAGGCAATCCGAAAGAAAGCGCTGACTGCGGAGGAATTCCAAGAAGCTCGCTCCATTGTAGATGGTTACTATAAAAAAACCGGCTTATCAAAAAAAGAGCCATTCCCGATGTATCTAATCGCAGATAAGCCGTGGGGGAAAAAGGCACTTCTCAATTCAAGCTGGCAGGGAGTATTGAGCCTCAAAAATCCTGCGCATGTTGCACGATTTGAAAAGTATTTAAGGAGTTGACGACATCACCCTATCGATATTATCGTCATATTCGCTCTCCGTGAGATTGTATTTTTGGAGACCTTCTGCCTTAGAAAGGCCGCCACTAATTGCGCCATACGCAGCCATGACACGGAAATCAAATTCCGACATTTCACAACTCATCAATTCGTAGTGCATTTCGGCTGTTAGTTCTTCTTTTAGTTTATGTTCCATCTTATTAAAATATCGGGTTACGTAATCGCATTTTCATCCTTTATTCTCTTATCGAGATGCGACCGCGCCATGTAGAGCAGACGCGGTCGCTTTCGCTTTTATTTCGTCTCAGAAGCCGAGACTGCTTCAAGACGCAGACCAAGCGCCTCGCAGATTTTGGCGACCGTGTCGATGGTCACGTTCATGCGTCCGTTTTCGATACGGCAGAGATGGCCGGCATCAAGACCGCAGCGGTCGGCGAGGTCGCGAACCGAAAGCCCTGCGGCGTTGCGAGCTTGAGCAATGGCCAGGCCTACGGCCTTGCGAGTAGTGCGCCCGATAGCGGTCGACCAAGTCGAGCAGCCGGGCTTCCGAGTATAGGTCTCAGACTTGATGACCTTACCGGCGGCATCGGTCAGCGTCATAGACGCGCCTTTGCCCTCCTTGATTTCGGCATCGGTAAAGGGGTGAGCAGGGATGCAGTAGTCCTCACAATAGTAATCAGTGCCATACACCGCCTCAGCGCCAAGCACGAACTCCTTCGTGTACACATTGGTGGTTTTTTCCGCTTCCGAAAGCAGCGCACCGGCATCCAGTTCGCCATCGATATCCTCGGGGTTGTAGTCGCAACGGGCGACCGATACCCACACTTTGAGGAAATCGTCCTCATCCTCATAATTGCAGAAGCAGTCACGGCAGTTGTTGACGTTGTAGGCTTCCAACGCCTTGAGCGCTTCGGCTTCAGTCTCGTAGACTTCGGCCGGGTAATTGATTTCGTAATAGTGGCCGTTGTAGGTGGCAGCATCAATGTCGATAACGTATGCAGTTTTCATATTGGTAGCCTGCTGTTTGGGTGTCATGTTGTTTGTCATATCGCTTTAGGTGTTTAGTGCAGGGCTGGGCGTGCCAGCCCTGCTGTGGTTATTTAATAAATTACAAGCTCGTCCAATCCGCATTTGTGCGCAGTGTAAACTGCTTTGCCCCAACGCGGCTGGCTATACAAACCAATAAAGAACCATTTGAATGTCTCTGCCGTTTCGCCCAGCTGGTATGCCAGCTGGCGGCTTATACCTGTAAGGCTGTGGGCTTCGCCGTAAAGCTCGCCAGCTCCAAACTTGCCATGCTGTATGCGCTTTGCGATGTAAAGCACAGCTGCTGTGGCGGCTGCATCAAGGTCAGCAGCCCAAGCTCCGCGAAACTCGCGAGGCAGGCTACTGAACAGGGCGCAATGTGTTGCACTGATTGTGTCGTAGCCATTGCGCTGCTCATCGTTTATCTCCTGTGCATAGCTGTTAAGCTCGTCCTGTTCGGCCTCGCTAAGGTTGTAGGCTTTAACTATGGCCTTAATGTCTGTTTTGGTAAGTATCTTTTTCATTTCGTTTTCAGTTTTGGTGGCGCGTCTATGTTGCACGCCTTTGTTTACACTGCAAAGTTCGGAATTTTTTTTGATGTTGCAAAATAATACAACAAAATAATTAGGCGTTTAACTTTATTTAACTATACAAGAAAGGTGTTTACCATATAACCATTTTCTCGGAAATAATTACTATCTTTGCGCAAACCTAAAATCAATTAAAACAGGATGAAAAAGAAAATACTCGAAGCGCTGAAAACCAAATTCGAGGGGGTCAGCGAGACGATACTTGACAGGATAGCGACGAAGCTCGCGAAAACTGCCTCAACAGAAGACCAAGTCGCAACCGCAGTGGAGGGGGTGACTTTGCAACAAGTAATCGAAAGCTATGGGGACAGCCGCGCGACAGAGGCGCAGCAGACCGCCGTCCGAAATTACGAGGCCAAACACAACCTCAAGGACGGAAAGCCGGAGAAAATCGACGGGGACGAGCCGAACAAAGGCAAAGCAACCGAACCGAGCGGAGCGGAGGACACTCCTGCGTGGGTAAAGACACTAACCGACCGCCTCGACCGCCTCGAGGCTTCCAGAACCGCAGAAAATCGAAAACAACAGCTCGGCAAAGTTATCGACCGGCTGCCCGAGAACCTACGAAAAGCCTATGAACGGCTGCCGCTTGACGGATATTCCGACGAGCAATTCAGCACCGTGCTGGGCGAAATCACGACCGAGGTGGAGGGCATAGCCGGAGAGACCGCAGCCAAAGGCGGAGTTTTCGGAAAGCCGTCAGTCGCCAATGGGAACAACAACCAGCAGGCGCTGACGGAAGCGCAGCTCAAAGCAATCTCGCATCGAGAGGGTGTGCCTGCGCAAGGGGAAAATCCTTTTTAGTTTAACACAAAAAAATCAAGACCAAAATGTCAATGACAATCAAGCGCAGAAAGGACATCGAGACACCTCGCGTCCTGATGCACAAAATCGCAGACATTCGCGGTGGCGTTAGCATCGCCACCTCCGACCTCGGCGGTGACTATATACCCGAGGGTGCCGTCATCAGTGCAGCCGTCAATGGCGTTCGCCACGTTGTCAAGCTGGGCAAAGTGGCGAACGCTGTTGAGGCAGCTGCAACCGCCATAAAAGTATCCAAATATCACAACTTCAAGGTGGGCGACTTCGTACTCGCCAAGACCGGCGACAAGGCCGTGGCCATTACCGCAATCGACACGACAAACAAATCGTATGATACACTGACCATCGGCTCGGCGCTCGGCGCAATCGCCAAGGACGCCTACATCGCCGAAGCCGAAGCCGCAGCCACCGGCGCAGACTCCAGCAAATCGGCGCTGAAGTACGCCGCACAAGCCGTTGTCGGAACAGGCAAGGTCGCCGAAAGAGGTGACAATGTGATAACCGATGCCTGGGTTATCGGCGTGACCAAAGGCCTTGCGCTGCCCGACTTCATCGCCGACGGGCTCAAGGGTATTGTTAATATTTAATTTCAGAAAAAATGAGCACTGGAACAGTAGTAAATTCACTTATATACGGCCTTTCGCAACAGATGGTGCAGGCTCGACTGAACACCATCGACACCAAGCCGTTCCTTTTTGGCACGTACTTTCCCGTTAAGAAAGTCACAGGTTTCAACTGGAACATGTTGACCAACCAAATCGCGAGACGCAACGTTGCAGCCGACCTCCACGCTGATAACGGAACAATCCTGCGCAAGCGCCGTCCGATTTTCCAAAGCGCTAAGGGGGACATTCCATACATCTCCATATCGCGCGAGATGACGCGCTCGGAAATAAAAAGCTATCAGACCGAACTCGCCCTCGCCAAAGACGAGGACGCAACCAAGCTGGTGCAGTTTTGGGGTGAAGACGTAGATTTTTGCTTCAACGGCATACAATCCGAGTTAGAATATATCGCGTGGGCATTGGCATCCAACGCAGGCGTTCTGCATTTCGACACCGCCAACAACGCGACCTTTGCGAATGAGTTCGACCTTGATTATGACGTTGACGCAGAGCAAAAGCTGGCAACCACCTCGGACTGGGGAAACAGAACCTCCGCCGATGTTATCGGCGACCTTGTAACCATAATCCGAGCCGCGAAAGCCAAAGGGCTGAACCCCAAGTTCGCCTTTGTCAACCTCAACGAGCTGTATCGCATAGCCTCGACAGACCAAGTCATCAAGGCCTGCGCATCATTTGCCGCCAACGCCCTGGGCGTACAGCAGACGCCGACACTTGAGCAAATCAACACAATGCTCGGACAACAGGCATGGCTCAACGGCTTGCAGCTGCGCGTGATAGACCAAGACGTGACGCGCGAGTTTGCCGACGGCACATCGACCACCGGCAATCCGTTTGCGGACAACCGCCTCATCCTTTCCGAGACCGAGCGCCTCGGCAGCACGCAGTACGACATCCTCAATGATGCCAACGCCAACGCATGCATCCTCCGCGCCGAGCGTGCGCATACCGTTGTCAAGAAGTACGGAACGATTGAGCCGACCAGCGAAGTCACCATCGGCGAGGCTGACGCGATACCCGTACTTGACACTGCATATCGCAATATTTACGTACGCACCGACAAGACCGAATGGTCTTGACCTGACGACTGGCCGCGATGACAATCCTCGACGCACTCCGAAGCGTAAGCGCCTACCCGATACCGCTGCGGACTCTTTCCGATACCGCAGAATTTCGTGGGGTGGAGCTCGAAGCCACAGCCACAGCACAGGTGATGACGACCAAGGCCTACCGCCTTGCCAAAGCAGACCTGCTGCTTTGGCTGGCCTTCGCGCCGAACATCTCGCAAGGAGGGCAAAGCTACTCTTTTGATGCAGCGCAGCGCCTCGAATTTCGCCGCCGCGCCAACGCGATATATAAAGAGCTTGAGCCGGACAAAGAGGATGCCGCCATATGCGCAACTTTTGGCTATAAAGGAGACCGGCTATGATTATTCAGAACGGAACAATCGAATTTAAGGCCAAGACCGCCGGCGGCATAGACCCTGAAACAGGCTATCCGACAGCCGCGACCGCAGGGTGGAGCGAACCGATACCTTGCCAGTGGTTGCCAAAATACAGCAACCTACTGGCGAGGATACTCGGGGAACGCTTCGAGCAAGCAGCCTACGAGGTCTTGCTCGAGGAGCAGCCGCTGCCCGATAGCGAGCAAGTCAGACTGACGGACGCCGATGGCGAGAGCATCGGGGAGTTTTCCCTGCGCTCGCGTCCCGAGCGCCTCGAAGCCGTAGGATTAATCCGCCTAATGTTTTAAGCCTTGGCAATTGAGCAGACCACGCCGCAGGCCGAGATTGACGCTTACCTCGAGTGGCAGCTCAATCGGCGAATGCAAGCCACCATCCGCGCAATGCAGTATGTGGGTGAAGCGTGCCTCAACGCAGCTCGGGCGTCAAAGGCTTATAAAGACCAGACGGGGAACTTGCGAAGTTCGGTCGGCTATGTAATCAGCGTTGACGGAAAAATCGTGGAGGAAAGCTCGTTTGCAGTCGTGGCCAACGGTAGCGCCGGCGCGAAAGATGGCGCAGAATATGCCAAGAAACTCGCTCGGCAATACCCGAAAGGCATCACCTTGATAATGGTCGCAGGAATGGATTATGCCGCATACGTATCGGCGACAGGCCGCGACGTTCTCGACAGCGCGGAACTACTCGCGCAGTCGCTCGTACCTAAATTATTGAAGCAACTCGGAATTTAATAGCAATGACGAAGACAGGCAAGCAGGTACAGACGGACATCCGCCGAATGCTCCTCGGCTCGGCACTCGCCGAAGCCGTCAGCGGTAGCGTATACCGCAACGGCTACCGACCGCGAGACAGCCGAATGGAGGACATCGTCGTGACGTTCACAGCAGGCCTTGCCGAGCAGATACAGACGGGAGTCGTGACCGTTGATATCTACATTCCCGACATTGACTCTGACGCGAACGGAACGTGGGTCGAAGACGGGCGCCGCACCGAAGCGCTCGAAGCAGCTGCCCAAGCGTGGGCGGATAGCTTGACGACCAAGGCCGCCGGCGGCTACAAATTCCGATTGCAACAAACAATTTACACCGAAGCCGCCGAAGACATTCGACAGCATTTTGTCGTTGTAAAACTCGCGTATGAGTATTTCGGCGAAGACTAATTTATTAACATTTTCAAAATCTTAGATTTATGGCAATACTTTCGTGGGGCAAACCCACAATCGAAACAGCCGCGTCCACCGACGGCGCTCCGGGCGCTTCCGCATCGTGGAAAGCCATCGACACACCGAAAGATGGGACGACACAGCTCACAACAACCGCCGGCACGGAAACCGAGGCCGTAGAGGAGGGAGGCGAGGTCGTAGACAGCCGCACCGGCAAGAACAAGTACCAGCTCGAATTTGACCTTTTCGTTAAAAAAGACGTTGAGCCACCGTTCGAGGACACCGATGGTGTTATCGTCGGCGAGCATGCTATCCGCGTCACACCCGAGGACGACACTTGCAAGGGCATTCTCATAGACCGCTGCACCATCCGCGCCGAGCATAGCTACACCACCGCCGATGGAGCTATCATCAAGTACATTTGCAAAGTCTTGAAGCCCAAGACCGGCAAGATGGTCAAGGAATACAAAAAGGCGAACCCTGGCGGTTGACGCACGACGTAGCGAGGTAGGACAACAGGCAGTCCGCCGCACAAATAGCGCGGAGATGTGAGTTCAAGTCTCGCCCTCGCACCTAATAAAACACCTAATAAAAATTGACGATATGAAAACGATAGAACAGAAGACCGCAGAGACGCTGCTCCAGCAGCCGGAAGCCGTCAATGTGGGAGGAAAAACATATATGATTGCACCGCCGAGCATCGCGACACTCGTGCTGGCTTCGCGGTGCATCGCGGAGCTTCCGCACATCCGCCTTGACCAAGACCGCGTGCTTGAAAGTTCGCTGGCAATAGCCAAGAACTGCGAGAACATAGGCGACATTGCCGCTATACTGATACTCGGCGCAAAGCGCTGTTTTGAGCCAAAGACGATTATCCGCAGAGAATCGAAGCGCGTACTTTGGGGATTATTCCATTTTTCGTATCGAAAGGCCGAAACCATCACGCGCCGAGAAGCACTCGCGCGTGAATTGATGGAAAATCTTACGCCGCAGCAGATGCACAAACTTATCGGCCAAGCGCTACTAAAAATGCAGGTCGGCGATTTTTTCGGTCTTACCACTTTCCTGACCGAAATCAATCTGACGAGGCCGACGAAAGTGGAAACCGGAGCGATAGCGTCTGGGCGATAGTTGCCGGCACTGCAAAGGCGTTCGGCCTGCCGATAGAATATGTGCTTTATGAAATGAGCTATGCCAATCTCATCCTTTATGGTGCAAGCCTGCCGACCTATTCAAGCAAAAAGGATAAAAACAAAAGCCGAAGCCAAGACGAAGAAATAATAAAAGCGGACGACCCTCGAAACAACGACCGAGTGCAGGCGTTTCTTGATGCGGTCGACTAAACCAAAAAAACAATGCAGAACGACAAAGGCAAAATCAGTTTCGCCACCGGCATAGACAACTCGCAGTTGCAAGCGGACGCACAACGTGCACGCGACATCCTCCATGGCATAGGCGACACCGCCAAGCAGGAGGGTGCAGGCATTGACTCGGCATTCTCAAAGGTTGCCAAAACCATCGGCGGCATTTTTGCAGTCAAGGGTATAGCCGATTTTGCCAAGTCCATAGTTTCGGTGCGCAGCGAGGTTCAATCTTTGCAAATATCGTTCGAGACGCTTCTCGGCAGCAAAGATAAGGCCACCGCGCTATTTGGCGAAATACGCAAATTCGCTGCCAACACGCCAATGATGCTCAAAGACCTTGCGAGCGGTGCGCAGACGATGCTGGCCTTCAATATCTCCGCAGAAAAGGTCATGCCGATGCTTCACGCCATCGGCGATATTAGCATGGGCGACGCGCAGAAGTTCGGGTCGCTAACGCTGGCATTTTCGCAGATGAGCGCAACCGGCAAGCTCATGGGACAGGACTTGTTGCAAATGATTAATGCAGGTTTTAATCCGCTCGCGGAAATCAGCGCGAAGACCGGCAAGACTATCGGCGAGCTCAAGGAGGAGATGGAGAAAGGGAAAATCTCCGTTGACATGGTTACGGATGCCTTTCTTTCGGCCACCACCGAGGGCGGAAAGTTTCACGGAATGCTTGAAAAGCAAAGCCACGGTATCGCCGGTGCGATGTCGAACCTGCAAGGAGCGGTGGACGATATGTTCAACGACATCGGCGAGGCTTCCGAGGGCATTATTGCCGGTGCTATTTCAGGCGCGACATACGTTGTCAAGCATTACCAGGAGGTGGGAGAGGCGCTGGCAGTTGCAGCCGCGATGTATGGCACATATAAAGCTGCGGTAATGGCGACCGTGGCCGTAGAAACAGCCGCCGCAGGAGCGAGCGCCGCGAAAATGGCCGCAATACAAGCCGAGCTCGCAGCCGTGGGCGTACTCACCGGCGAGAGCAAGCTGTCGGCAGACGCGGACATCGCCGCCGCCGTAGCAAAAGGAACGCTCACAGAAGCCGAGGGGTTGCAAATACTCGCGCTCAAGCAGGAGGCTGCCGCTCGCGTTGCTGCGCTAAACCTTGCGGCAGAGCAAGCCGCAGCTTCCTTACTCGCCGCGAGAGCAGCGCACAAGGAAGCCGAAGCAAGGGTATTTGCCTCAGCGCAAGTCGTTGCAAACGCACAAGCCGAACTCGCAGCAGCCACTGCCAAAGGCGATATGTTTGTAATCAACGCCGCCAAGCAAAATCTCGAAACCGCCGCAGCCGAGCGAGATACAGCCGTCAAGCAAGCCAACGCAGCAGCCGAAGTTGAGCGGACAGCAGCAAAGCGTGCCTCAACAACCGCATCAGCCGCGCAGACCGCGCAGACAGAACTGGAAACCGTCAACACGCAGGTCAATACTATTGCGCAGGAGACGAACTCCAAGGCCACCACCGTGCTCGCAGCAGCCAAAGCTAAACTAATAGGCGTAATAAAAAAACTTTGGGCAGCGCTGACGGCACATCCGTTTGCGCTCGTTGCCGCTGCGGTCATCGGCGCGGCTTACGCCATATACAAGTTTATCACTGCAGAGAGCGACGCCGAAGCAGCGCAGCGCAAGCTCCACGAAACCATCGACGAGTGCAATCGCAGTATCGCATCAGAGCGTGTACAGATAGACACGCTTTTTAATCGTTTGCGCCGGGCGAAGAAAGGAACAGAAGAATACAAGACTGCCAAAGAGGCCATCATTAGCCAATATGGGCAATATCTTCAAGGTCTAAGCGCGGAAGTCCAGTCTTTGCAAGACGTGGAGGCAGCGTACAAAGCTATCACCGCAGCAGCGCTTGAAGCTGCACGCGCTCGCGCCTTAGAAAAGGCGACAAAGGACGCCGGCGATACCTATGCCGAAAAAGAAACCGATGCGTATGAACGCATTGAAGACGCACTCAAAGACGCATACGGAGAAACGCCGAGAAAGGGAGGAGGAAAGGCCTGGGAGTATTGGTATGGCGTGATAAAAGAACAGCTCGAAAATGGCAAGACCGATAAATATGGTTTACACGATTTCGAAAAAGACAGCGCCTGGATAAACAACTTCAAGAAAAGAGGCGGCGAATACGGTAAGATATCGTGGGCTATTATAGACCTTGAGAAAGCGAAAAAAACGCTTAACGACACCATCGCTGAAGCAGAACGGCACCTCGGCGGAGGAAGCGCAGCCAAGACAGCCTCCAAGCCCGAAGAAAAGAAAGAAAAATCGAGAACCGAATATAACGCAAACGATTGGGAAAAATATAAAAAACAGAAAGAAGACGAGTACAAGGCTCTGACCGAAGCCGAGCGCACCTCGGCGAAAGGCCGGAAAATTAAGCAGGAAATCGCAGAAGCCGACAAGAAACTCAAGGGCTGGGATACCGGAACGAGCGGAACACGCACAGGCGGAGGCGCGACCAGCGACGCTGCGCAGATTGCACGCGAGACCGCCGAGCGCACGCAGCGCATCAAAGACTCCGCCGAGGCTATCAAGCAGGCGCAGCGCGAAGCCGAGCTGGACATCCGGCAGGAGGAAATCAACCTCATGCAAGACGGAGTGGATAAAGAACTGGCGCAAAACGAACTGAATTATCAGAGACTCGAAAACGCCAACATTCAGCGCCGCAATGAAATGCTTGAAAAAATACGCGACATCAAGGAGCTGGAGTGGGAAAACGCGAACCCGAAAGCCAAGAAAGAGGGGAAAACGTTCGACCGCTCATCAATCGGCGATGATTATATTTCACAAGCCAATATCGACAACCTCCGCGCTGCCGGGAACGAAGCCGAAGCGAAGCAGTTGGAAGATATGCTGCGCCAATTGCAGGAGTATGAACGCATCGCCGGCCAAATTCGCGACAAGGGCAACCGCGAAGTGCTGGAGAAGATGCTCGCAGACGTTTTGACATATCAACAGCAGCGCGAAAAAATCGAAAAAGAGTACGCCGCCAAGCGTGCCAACCTATACACCACCGACAAGGACGGGAACAAGACGTTGCGCAATGGCGTGACGCAGGGCAACCTTGATGAGTTGCAGCTGCAGGAGACCAAGGCGCTCGAAGCCGTAGACGAGCAGTTCGCACAACGCGAAGAAACATATCAGTCGTGGTGTTCGCAGATAGCGAGCATCACGCTTGACGAGTTGACCAAAGTGCTTCAAGAGGCGCAGACGCAGCTGGACGCGCTCGAAAAGAGTGGTAATGCAGACCCTCAGCAATTGGCCGTTGCTCGCGCTAAGGTAGCCAAGGCGCAGGACGAACTCAACAAGCGCAACGCGAACAAAAATACGAACCTTTCGCCGGGCAAACGCTCAGTGAAAGAGTGGGAAGACCTATACAAGACGCTGTCGGAGGTCGAGAAAGAGTTTGTAGACCTCGGCAAGACCGTGGGCGGAACGCTCGGCGACATCATAAGCATCTGCGGCTCGTTCGCGACATCGACGCTGACGATGATTAACGGCATCATGACACTGGCGCAATGGTCGACACGCGCCACCGAGATGGCCGCTCAAGGTGCATCAAAGGCGATACAGCAGGTAGAAAAAGCCTCGGTAATACTTACCATCATATCCGCCTCGCTGCAAATCGCAATGCAGATTGCGAACCTTTTCAATAACGACGCGCAGAAGCAGAAAGAAATCGAAGCGCTACAGAACCGCATCGACCAATTGCAATGGGAGTTGGACAACGCCGACACCCTGCGGTGGCAACGCGAGTACGGCAGCGCGCTTGTTATTGTAAATAAAGCGCTGGGCGAGGCACGCACCGCAATTGCAGCCAACAGCCGAGGCTGGGGCAAGCTCGTGGCACAGACAGCAAGAGCATCGAAGAACGCCTCAGTCATGGCAGACACGGTCGACCGCATAGCCAAAGCTTACGCGAATATGTCCTACACAGCCGACAAGGCGCTCGGCGCGGATAAATTCTCGGGCGCAATAGACAAACTGCGCAACATCGCGCAACAGCAAGTCCTAATAAACGAACAGATAGAGCTCGAAGCATCGAAGAAAGACAAAGACAGCTCCAAAATCGCCGATTGGAAACAGAAGATAGAGGAACTCGGGCAGGACGCGCTCGACATCATAAACGAGATGGTCGAAGACATCATCGGCGACACCTCCAGTGGCATTGCAGAAGAACTCGCGAATGCATTCTTTGATGCTTTCGAAGCCGGCGAGGACGCGGCGCAGGCGTGGGGAGACAAAGTCAACGAGATAGTCGCCGACGTCCTCAAGCGCATGTTGATATCCAAATTCCTCGAAGAACCACTCGGCAAGGTTTTAGACAAATACAAGTCGAAGTGGTTCAAGGATGGCGAATTTATGGGCATTGACAACGTAATCAAATCGATGCAGAGCTTCGGCGACGACCTCAACAACGTAGGGACGAACTGGAACGCGATATGGGACGTGCTGCCCGACACGCTCAAGGAGACGATGAAGAACGCATCGCAGAGTGCGCGAGAGGGCGCCTCGGAGGGCATAGCGCAGGCTTCGCAGGACAGCGTGGACGAACTCAACGGACGCGCCACAGCCATACAATCGCACACATACAGCATCAGCGAAAACACCAAGCTGCTGCTCAACAACACCAACTCGATTTTGCAAAGTGTGATGCACATCGAGAGCGAAACCGATGGCATGAGCGCTCGGCTCGCACGTATAGAGACACAGACAAAGACCATGGGTGACACGCTGGACGACATAGCACTTCGCGGAATTAAGCTAAAAAATTGATATTATGGACTACAACGAATTACTCCGCAACACATACGCGCAGTGGCGAGCCGCCAAAGAGCTGCGCCGCATTCATTGCGAGCGATGCAACCGCGAAGACGTTGCGCAGCAGCTCGCCATGTGCGAGCTTTTCAAGGGGACGGAGACAGTCGAGGAGTTGGCCAAAGTATTCACTTCGCCGCAAGGCACCGAATTTTGCCTTGCGACAGGCTTTCCAAATATCGCGACATTTCGCCTTTTCAAAAGCTTCAACCCGGAGCGTTTCGGCATCTATATAGACGCAGGAACGATAACGCTACACAATCCGGAGACCGCAGTGCTTATCGGGCGCACAAGCGCGACCATACGCTGCGACAGCTGCAGCCGGCATGACATCATAGCCATGCACGGAGGGACAGCCACCGTGCTCGCATCCAAATGGGCGGTAGTGCGCGTTCAAGCCGGCGCAGGCTCAAATATTGTTCGCCGTACAACAGATAATGCCGTGATACTATGATGACGGGGAGGCTTTTTGTTGACGGCAAAGACGCATACACCGAATGGGGGGTGTTTGTTTTGGAGCAGGGCTATAACGACCTTGTGGCAATGCCGCCGCTCAAGCCATTCGACAGCAACGACTGGCAGGAGGAGGATGGCATCGAGGCAGACCTCTCCGCGCCGGTACTCAACACCAAGGACGTCTCCATACAATTTGCATTCAGCGGCCTTTATAATCGCTTTGACGATTTCGTCAACCACCTCGCCGATGGCGCATATCATACGTTTGACTGCCGGAGCATCGGGAGGACATACTCGCTGCGGATGACGCAGATGCCGAACTTGACACAGGCACAGTATCTCGGGATTTTCGCACTAAAATTCGCGGATGATTATCCGCTCAAAAATTACACATACCAAGCACCGAACAGCAGCATCGCCGAAGTGCGCGATTACACGCTGGACGACATCTCGTTCACCAAGTACGGCTGTCGTATTTGCGCAGGAACGCTCGCAAGCGTAAAGAAAGCAGCAGACGTCAAGACCAATCTCCTGCGCAATATCGCGCGCAAAAGTGGCGCGATTTACGATGGCGCAAGAGTGACATTAAAGAGCAAGGAAGTCAAACTGGTTGTGCACGCACGCGCGACCACGCTCGCTGCGCTTTGGCGCAATTACGACGCACTGCTTTACGACCTTACACGACCGGACGAGCGCACGCTTTACGTTGCCGCGATAGAGCAGGAGTTTCCCTGCGCTTACAAGAGTTGCAGTGTCAAGGCATTTTATCCGCAAGACGTATGGCTTGATTTCGAGTTGACACTGACATTCACGCGCGACTTTCGCCTCAACGCAGACGAGACACTCCTTGCCACCGAGGACGGAACGCTCGTATTTACAGAAGATGAAATTAATGCAATAGATTTAATGAAATCATGAAGAAAATCAAAATATCCGAATTACCACAAAGCACGACCTACAACAATCTCGTGACAATCGGAACCAATGCCGACAACGCCTCGGTCAAAGTCTCGCTTGCACCAGTGGGCGAAATTGACAGCATCAAGGCCTCCGCCGCCGCCGAACACACTGCCATACGACAGAGCCTCGCCAACGCGGTGAGCGAGCAGCACAATACACTTGGCATCAGCGGTATCGTGGCCTTTGATGGATTTGTCGGAGACGTGACAGACGATACTTCAACGGCTGCGCCGATAGTGCGCGACCCCAAGGGCAAGGAGCAGCAGGGAGCGGCGACCGTGCATTTTTCGACCGCTGACGGCAACTTTTTAGTCAAGCAGGACGGCTCGTATTATCCAATATGGGATGACGATTATTTGTGGCAAGACCGAAATCAGGAGCCGTGGAGCGACAAGGCTTATTACAATGTCAACGACGGCAAGCTGTACAAGATTGGTTCTGACAATCAGCTGCACGAGATAGCACTGACCAAGCTGCGCGACGACACAGGCATATTGCCGTGTCGCGTGCGCATGGCCGCGCCGCTGGCTGAGCCGACAACCGGGTATCCGACCGCGCATAATTACACGATATGGTGGTCGCAGACTGCCAAGGCGTTTTTTGCGGCACTCGGCTATGACGAAGCAGCGCAAGACGATGCGATAGAAAACTACAATTATTATCCTCTCAGCGTCTGCGACGAGTACACCGATTACTGTACGCTGAGCGGAAGCACACAGACCGCCACGCCGCGCACCGACCGCATCTTCCGCAGCGGCAACGCCCTGTGGCAGTATGATGCCGCCACAGGGAAGCTGGCCAAACTCATAAACGACCGAAGCCAAACGTGGTTTCGTGATTATTGGAATATGTTGTGCGGACAGATACTCACAGAACAAGACAAGTCATACGGAGGCTATGATTATGCAACCGACACCTACACGCTCAACGGTTTGACACTGACCGAGGCCGAAGCGCGGAGAATTGCGCTTTATGCCGACAAGTCCATCATCAACAGCGACACCGACAGCCGCTTCTCCGGCAATACAGAACGCACGGTTCTGCCAATATTTATAATAGGACGAGCAACCGGACGCTCTATGCAACGCGCATTCGGATACGATGCCAGAAAAGAGGCCATCACGTTTCGCCATGGCCAAAACGATGCGCGCTGCGTTTCAGACATCTCCGAAGCTTTCGCCGGCAACACATCGCTGAAAAGCATCGACGGTCTCAGGCTTGCGCATGGTGCGCAGACCGTTTATGCCTTTTGGCATTGCTACGCATTAGAAACATTACAGCTCTACAACCTCGACAGCGACCTCAACCTTGGCGACTGCTCCGAGTTGACAATCGACTCGGTAATGTTTATCCTGGCGCGTTCAGCAGCGACTACGAAACGCACCCTGACCTTGCACCACAATGTATATTCACAGCTGACACCGGTACATATAGCAGAAGCACTTAACAAAAACATCTCCATCGCCGAAGCCGCAGAACAATAAACGCTTATGACCAAAATAAACTACAAATCAGATTTCGACTTTATTCTCACCTTGCGTGATGCGCAAGGCAACGACATTGGCTTCCCAAAATTCAACTGGGAGGCGCGTTTTTGGACTTTCTCGCCGATGTGCGCAATGACAGCCTCATGCCACGATGGCGAGTGCGTCAACTGCTTTAACGATAACGGCAAAATCCACATCGTTTTTAATGCGCCGACCTTGGGCTGCAGACAGCTGCGTGTCGAATTGGTGACGCACCGCGAAAACGATATTTACCCCGATGGCGAGCGCACGCTGTACACACCGGACGTTCTCGACATTGAGCTCGTCAGCGGAAAGGGCGATGCGGAGGACGTCAACGCCGATATTGTTTTCCCTGCGACCGGGACGGCGAAAGTCCTGCCAAGGATTGAAGTCCGTGTGTGCCGAGATAAAAACGTTGACGGCAAAGACCCAACAAATAATGGTCGTGCCTACTTGCGCTTGCTTAACGCACAACCGTATTTGGATGCAGGATACAAACCTATTTTGTTACGTAAATGCGTGCGCAAGCAGCAGTACCGCAAAAAAGGAGGAGATGATAACCGATGGGACGTGCACACAAAAGGCTGGCATATACGCGGAAGTCAGGAAACTTTGCGCTTGACGCCAACGCAGCTCGGCAGCTTTGACGACAACATCGAACACATTGTGGCGATTACCGAGGACGAATTCTTTAATTTCGCCAGTATAAACTACTCCTTAAAAGCCATTGATTTTGTTAAGCCACATCCTCCGAAATTCAATGGCGTCGAATGGCCAAACCCGAACGACATCGTTGTATCATGGGGTACTCGTCGTATACGCATATACGATGACGACGGCAGCGAAGATGGCAGCGCTTCAATCAACGCACCAATTCGCTTCAAGTTCGGCATAGCCTTTCAAAAAGACTCGAACTTCGACAAAACGCAGCTCAATTTGCCGATTAGCGAAATCGTTTCTAATATAGCGACATTTTCGGTTCTTTTTAATGGGTCACAGACTTCCATCGACAAGAAAGACGCGACAAATGCAGATTGTTACCGCTTTGGATATTAGCCAAACAAAAAAAGCGGTTCGTTACACGAGCCGCCTATCTCGCTGTTCGTCACACGAGCAGCCTATACCGTGGTTCGTCACACGAGCCACGACGCAACAAAGATATATATTTTTTTCTAACAGCACAAAAGAATATGCTAAAAATAACAGATAAAGGACAATACAGAGAGATTACAGCCACTTCTGGCTACCTGCACCGCATCGGCACGGAGGTATACGCAAAGTCATGCATAATGCTACCGACAGATAAGGAGGAAGATTTTGAAGAAGTGGCAGCAGTGCCGAAATACACAGAGAGGGACTACAAGGAACGCGTTGAACGCCTTATCCGAGAACGCTACTCCGTTGCGGACGAGCTGGGCATACTGCGCCAGCGCGACACCAAGCCCGAAGAATATGCCGAGTATTACGCCTTTGCAGAAGCCTGCAAGGCGAAAGCACGCGCCGAAATCGCCGCGAACGGAAACTAAAATAACGCAGTCGCTTATTTTAGTTTCGCCGATTAAAATAAAATAAACTGCAAGCAAACCATGGCAACGCTAAACAACCTCGAAAGACCGACAATGCACTTCTCGCGCCACCGGCACAGCTACGGTATCGTGGTATACGCCGAGTTTGAAGACACGTACGGAGTGAGCCGTTGGCATCCGGTGCGGAATTTCGGCGACAATCAAAGCGAAGCATACTACTTTATGCGGTATGCTTACGAGTTGAAAGAGTCGCGATTAAGGATGCTCGTAGAAAGCTACGACCCTGAAGTGGTAGTCGTCAACGGTGACCGCAAATTCGGAGAATTTAACAAAATTAAAAAGAAACACGAACAACAAACGTAAAACACATGAGCCAACACATTAACGACATCGCACGCTGGATTTTCGCCTTAGCAGGCGGAGTGCTGACAATTCTCGAGCCGACTGCACCTTATTTGCTAATTTGTACATTGTTGATTTTCGCGGATTGCATCTCTGCGTGGTCGCTTGCACGACGCGCGGCAAAAACGCATCCGGACAAAGTGCACAAAGACGCGCACAAATTTCAAAGCCACCACTTCGGCCATGTGCTGCAGACGCTTATCAAGAGCTACGCGCTGATTATCATGGCGTATCTCATCGGCAGACATATTACCGATAGCATACCCATCGACTTGGCCAAAGTAGCCGCAGGCGCAATATGTTTTTGGCAAATTTGGTCGATTTTGGAAAACGAGAGCTCGTGCAACGGCGCCCATTGGGCAAAGGTCGCGCAGAAGATACTGGTCGACAAGACCAGCCGGCACTTCGACATCGACCTCAGCGGATTGTGTAACGACACCGAAAAAGATACCAAAGCCGCCGAGAAGCAGGAGGAAAACAAATGAAAATATATAGCGCAGACAAAACATTATTGCTTGATGTCGAAGTTGACGATAACAGCTATCGCAACCGCTCCATCATGGGCGAAGACAACCTCATCCTATATTATTCGCTTGCCGAGCATGTAGAAGTGCCGGTCGGCGCGTATTGCGTGTTTGAGGGGCGCACATACACGCTGTTGCGACCGCAAGACATCAAGATGCAGCACACGCGGAATTTTGTCTACACGGTCACTTTTTCCGCAGACCAAGACAAGGCAAAAACGTGGAAGTTCCGCAATACCGTGGACGGACGGCTGCGCTTCTCTCTTACAGCCAAGCCGCACGAACATTTGCAGATGTTTGTCGACAATATGAACCGCCGCGACAGCGGCTGGACTATCGGCGAGTGCATCACCGACACCGAAAAGCTCGTCACGTACGACCATGATTATTGCTATACAGCATTATCCAAGATAGCATCAGCGTTCGAGACCGAATACGAAATCAACGGCAAGCAGGTGTCGCTGCATAAAGTCGAGTACAACAAGAGCAATCCGCTGGCGCTGGCGTATGGCAAGGGCAACGGACTCAAGCCGGGCGTTGGCCGCAGCAACAGCGGCGACACACCGGCGATTGAAATCTTATATGTGCAGGGTGGCGACCGCAACATCGACCGAAGCAAGTACCCGGAGGACGAGAACCTCCGCGCTACAAGCAACGGCTGCCTGCTGTTGCCGGTCGGCCAAACGTTGGCATACGATGGCGAGCATTTCGAGGACGAGCAAGGCTTTGTTGCCGCCAACGCTCGGCATTATAAGGTCGACAATCAAGGTCTCAGCATCACCAACACCGACCGCACTCCCTCGTCTTATGCAGAGGACAGCCTCGACCGCTCAGACGATTACCCTAAGCGCGTGGGGACAATTTCGAGCGTTGTCGCGGTAGACGCCGAGCAACATTTTTATGATTTTGTTGACGCGAGTATTCCGCAAAACCTTGATTATTCCAAATGTATTATCGGAGATGAAAAAATGTCCGTTATCTTCCAGTCTGGCGAGTTGGCCGGGCGCGAATTTGACGTGAAATATTATCACGAAGCCGTGGGCAACAAGGCCGCTCGCCGCTTCGAGATAATACCGCAGGAGATAGACGGAGTGACCATGCCGGGCGGAACGTTTTTGCCAAAGGCAGATGACACCTACGCGGTATTCGGCTGCATGCTGCCGCAAGCATATATTTGCGATAATGACTCCAAGAGCGGTGCATCGTGGGGCATGTTTCGCGCAGCCGTAAAATACTTATTTGACAACGAGGACACCAAGTTAACCTTCACCGGCGAGCTTGACGGAATATGGGCAAAAAAAGACTGGACGAACATCGGCGCCAAAATACGCCTCGGCGGCTTCGTGCGCTTCACAGACGCACGTCTTGCACCGAATGGAGTGCTCATCCGCATCACCGGCATCAAGGATTATATCAACAATCCGCATGCGCCGAAGATTGAGCTGAGCAACGAGACGGTCTCGGGCAGCGTTTCGACCACAATTAAAACAATCAAGAGCGCAACAGAGGTATCAATTGACGAGAGCCATCGCGACGCAATACAATTCACAAAACGGCGCTTCCGCGATGCCAAGGAGACGATGGAGATGCTCGAGGCAGCGCTCGCGGACGATTTTTCCAGCCGCATAAACCCGATAGCAGTGGAGACCATGCAGATGCTTGTCGGAGACGAGAGTTTGCAGTTCCGCTTTGTCAAGTCGGTCGACAATCCGACACCGGCAGCGCATAGTGTCGCGTGGAACGCAGAGACCAAAAAGCTGACCGCGCAGGCCGGTATTATCCAACACTTGACGCTCGGCATCAAGACGCTCAGCGCCGAGCATAAGCCGACCGAGTACCGCTACTGGTCGGTGGCCGCGTTCGAGAGCGCAGCGCTGGAGGACGCCTCCGCAAAGTATTTTCTCTATATTCGAGCCGCGCGACAGTCCATATCATCGCCGGGCGCTGCGACATTCCGCCTTGAGACCACACCGCACGCGCTTAGCGATGGAAACTACTACTGGCTGCTCGTGGGCATTCTCAATAGCGAGTATGACGGAGAACGCAGCTTCGCTACACTTTACGGCTACACGGAGATATTACCCGGGCGCATCACGACCGAACGCATCACGAATACAGACGGAGACGCCTACTTTGATTTGCAGGCCTCGGCGTTCAAACTAAAAGACCGCCTCGATTTCAACACCGCAGGTGATGGCGAGCTGCGGCTCAAAGGGACACTCGTGCAGAGCCGAGGGGGAGAGGTAGAGACACCGCTCGGCTGCTTTCGTGGCGAGTACAACGCGACATATACCTATTATTATGGCGACGACGTCACATATCAGCCGGAGGCCGACCAACCCACATCGACATACCGCTGTATCTCGACAACACCAATATCCAACGTATGGCCGACCGACACCTCCAAGTGGCAGGTCATCGCGCAAGGCGTGGCAGGAGAGCCGGGCGCTCCGGGCATACACCCGGCAGCAGTATATCGCGGATATTTTCGCACGGGGCAAACCTATTACGGCAACACCAACCGCGTGGACATCGTCAAGAGCGGCAGCACTTATTATATTGCCAAGACAGACGCGCCGAACGGAATGGGCGGATTTTCGGGTACGGCAGTCGCACCGCCGAACCCGACATATTGGCTGAACTTCGGTGCGTCTTTCGACAGCGTAGCCACCGCGCTCCTGCTCGCGGAGAATGCGAATATCGCCAATCTTATATTTCGCAACGAGCGACTCGAAAGCTCTGCGCAGACCAACGGCGTACCGAACTTCTACCTCGATGGCCTGCAGAATGTCGCATCATTCGCAGCAGGAAATGTGCGCTTTGATGGCGCGTCCGCCAAAATAGGATGGATGTATATTGATGGCAGAGACCTTGTGGGCATTGACAACACCGGCATCGAGCGCATACGCATAACACCGAATGCATTGCCAAGTGCGACAGCTGCAGGGACGACCGAGATACTCGTAATCAAGGCGTACGGAGGTAATGCCGAGTATACGGGCGAAACAGACACCGAGGTGTCGTTTACTTATCAAGCCGCCTTCGACGACAGCTCCGAAATACAGGTCTATGACAACATGCTATCGGCATACGTTGAGTATGACATTGCCGAGGCTTCGACGCGCATCGACCTGCGTCAAATACAGTATACAATCAACCTCAAGAACGGAACTGGTCAGACAGTCTCGCCGACGACCATCCGATGCTCGGCAAGGGCATACAGGCAGGTCGGCAGTGCGTGGGACTTCGTTACGAGCGCATCCATATCGGACGGACAGCTCGAAGTGACGCTGCCAAAGGCCGGAAGATACCGAATTTGGATTACCCTCGAAGTATACGCGCCGGCAGTATCCGCGTGGAGTGGACTGATAGGTATATCCGCGCAAGGCATCACCGCGAAAACGGCAAAGGAGAAATTCTTTGCTGCAAAGGACGGAATTATGGCAATATATAATAGCAATTACTTTCGCTTCGACTCCACCGAGGGCTTTATTGTTCGCGTTGGTAATTACGGAATGCTTATTAATTCAGCCGGCATCAAAAAGATGACGGACGGCAAGACATGGCAAGATTTTTAACCGAGTTTTAACCGAATTATTAACCGAGTTTTTAACCGATAAACACAGGAATACAATGATTGTACTGATTGACAACGGCCACGGGGTGGAGACACCCGGCAAGCGCAGCCCCGACGGACGACTGCGCGAGTACGCGTGGGCGCGCGAGATTGCCCAGCTCATAGCCATATCCCTGCAGCGCGAGGGCGTCGAGGCACGGCTGCTCGTACCTGAGACCACCGACATACCGCTGCGTGTGCGCACGCGACGCGTCAACGAGGTATGCGACGCCGAGGGCGCACGCAATGTCTGCCTCGTCAGCATCCACAACAACGCAGCAGGCGCTGACGGAAAATGGCACGATGCTCGTGGCTGGTCGGTATATGTTTACGATGCAGCAGGACGAGGCAGCCGAAAACTGGCAGAGATGCTGACGGCTGAAGCCAAGAGGCGTGACCTTATGGGCAACCGCTATGTACCGACCTGCGGCTATTGGATGGGCAATTTGGCCATTCTCCGCGACACAAAGTGCGCAGCGGTACTGACCGAAAATTTATTTCAAGACAACCGCGAAGACGTTGCATATTTGCTCAGCGAGACCGGCAAAGCCGAACTGACCGACCTGCACGTCCGAGCCATCACCGAGTATGTAAAGCAATGCGAGCAATAGCAATACCGCTGCTTATTGTGGCGCTGGCAGGATGCCGCAGCCACAAGGAGAGCGACCTCAGCATCGCCGAGCAGACGCGAACTCAGACGACCGAGCAGACGCAGACGCGGACGGACAGCCGCACAGAGACGCGTGTCGAGCAGACCGAGGCAGCCGATAGCATCGTATGGACGATGACAGCCGACAGCGTGGTGCAGACCAAAGCCGACGGAACGCGCGAGGTGCAGCATCGCGTGCTGAAGAAGCGCACGACATACCGACCGACCGCGACCGCCAAAGCATCGGCGACCGCGCAGCAGATTGACACCACATCCGCCGTGACGCAAAAGCAGGCGCAGCGACAGACCGCCGCGCAGAGCCACAGCGAGAGCAGCCGAGGTGGCAGACCATGGTGGCTCTCCTTGGTTGCTCTCGCCTTGAGTATGGCCAGCATCGCATGCATCTTAGACACCTATCGCCGCAACAGATAAAATAATTTGGTTGATAATAGGGTAACAGTGACAGGTGTCGCGAGCCGTGAGGCTGGTGGCACTTTTTAATATTAATTAACGCCATATGTTTTGCATTATATAATATATTATATAACTTTGCATCGTAAAACATAACCAACAAAAGCTCCGGCGCAGGAGGGTAATCACTGCACAAAAGACATGGCAACAGCAAAGAAAGCTCAGTATTTTATCAGCTTGTATGTTCTCGACCAAAACGACCGAGTGGCTGAAGACGTTTTCGACTGGCAACGATACGAGACGGAAGAACAGGCGCTGGATGCGGCGCATGACCTTGAGGGGGACTCCCGAACCGCATACAACATGGCGAGAAAATACACCGGCACGCCTTACCTTATCAATTTCGAAGTGAACAAGCAGGTCGGAATATTTGACGCCGATGGCGACCTGTCGCAAGAGGACTACACGGAGTCCCTCGGCGAAATCGAATACAGATACAGCGAGGATGGCAAATGCCTTGACGAGCACTGCACGCTTTAATAATCACCCCCCCAAAAAAAACAAACAACACATAATATGAATAGCTCAACAATCCACGCAACAGAACATCACCCGAACCTTTCGAGGGTAGAACAATATGTCAAATTCTTACACGACAACTTCGACAGTTGCGCTAAAAAACGTCAAGCGGTAGACCCGGAACTCGACGAAATGACATGGTACTGCACCTACGTAAGCAGATACACTCACATGATACTCGAGCGCCTGGCGGTAATGCCAGAGAGAGACCACCTCGAGTTTTTGGCCGCGATAGGCTCTGGCAAAGAAAATATCGACATCGAGATTTTACCCGAACACCGCGAGTGGCAACGCACAGCCGACGAAGCCTTGCGTGCACAATTTAGCAAAGCCGCATTATATATAATAGTATGACGCAATACAGCACCACAAAAGACAATGGCGAGGTCACCATGCGTGACCTTGCCACCGGCGTCACCCTCCAGTGGATGGAGGGTGAACCGAACACACTCCGCACCACATCAATGGGCAACACGCGCAGAAGCGAGTACATCCGCATCGCGCAGGCGATGACCACCTACGCCTACGACCATGGCTTGCTTGGCGAGACGACACCAAGCGTACTGATTAAGCAGGCCGCTCGGCAAGCGGTCGGACAACAAGTGCGACAAGCGCGAGAAACAAAGGGCTTGACCGGACAGCAGCTCGCCGAACGCTGCGGACTGGCTCAGCCGCACATCGCACGCATCGAAGCCGGTCGATACAACGTGACCACCGACATCCTCGCGATTATTGCGCACGCGCTCGGGACGGAAATCATCGTTAAGTAACTAACACCACCACTCAGAAAAAAGGCGCGGATAAACGTATTCCGCGCCTTTTTTCTGCATATTTGGTGCGTTTTCGGTGCGCCCCAAACGCACCACCGCCGTAAAATATTCATTATTAATCAATCACGCCAATTTTGCGTTTTTCGTCTGCAAAAGCCCCGACAAAAACAAACGCACACCGATAGCAGTCGAGCGCACGCAGGTAGCGGCTTTGCAAGCGCGAAGTTAGTAATTTTTTCCGAAAAAGTGCGCGTATATGCCTGCCTTATGCTAATTTTGTGGTGCGTTTTTGTTGCGCGGAAAAAACAGCCCTCAACCAATATAGACATGCCGAAAAAAAAATACTCCAAAGAATGCGTCTACCTCCGTCAGCGTAGCCGAGCTAATGGACTTATAGCGCTATATCTCGACATCAACACTGGAGGCCGACGCCGAAGTGAATATTTGCGGCTCTACCTCGTGCAGGAGAACACGCGCGAGGACAGAGTCAAAAACCGCGAGACGCTCAAAGTTGCGAACGCGATAAAGGCGCAGCGCATCATCGACGTTCAGCGCGAGAAGCAGGGGCTCGCCAGTAGCGGTGAACATGTATTATTTTTTGATTTTGCCGAAGCGTTTGCAAAAAAGCACACGAATGCACAGGGCGAAGTGTCTGCGCCATGGCAAAGTACGATTATCAGACTACACACATACGAGCGTCATGGAGATATTACTTTTTCGCAAATCACGCAAAAATGGGTCGAAGGCTTTCGCCGACACCTTTCTATGTCGCTATCGCGGAGGGGGAAAAACGGGCAACCATTGTCGCCCAACTCGGCTAAGTTATATTTTACCAAGCTCAAGGCCATACTCAACAAAGCCGTGGCGCAAGGCATCATCAGCAAGTCTCCGGCCTCCGCCGTCGGCAATATTAAAGGAGTAGAGACCACACGACAGTACCTCACCATTGACGAGCTGAGCAGACTTGCCGAGACACCGTGCCGCAACAGCATACTGCGCAGAGCTTTCCTTTTTTCCTGCTTGACCGGCCTCAGATATAGTGATGTTTCCACGCTTACGTGGGGAGAGGTTCATCGGCAGGGCGATTTTACGCGCATCGTTTTCGCACAAAGAAAGACCGGCGGCCTCGAGTACCTCGACATTTCGCCACAGGCCGTGATGCTGATGGGCGACCGAGCCGAACCACAAGCCCTGGTCTTTGCCGGGTTGCCAATATTAACAAGCGCCAATTATACGCTAAGCGCATGGAGCCGCCTTGCCGGCATCGACAAACATATTACATTTCATTGCGCTCGGCATACCTTCGCGGTTATGATGCTCGACCTCGGCGTTGACATATACACAGTCAGCAAGCTGCTCGGACACCGCAACCTTGCGACAACGCAGATATACGCAAAAGTGTTGGACAAGAAGAAGCAGGCCGCAGCATTGCTGATACCGAACATCCTACCTAACGAATAGATGTGTTTGTTCACTACTATTGAACAAATGAGATTTATTGAACATTTGCAATCGAAAAAGGGTGGAAACCGGGAACGGCTTCACCCTTTTTTATTTGCGGTAGAACTCGCCGCTGCCGGTGAGCAGCCAATCGGCACTGACGCCGTAGTCGCGCACGAGGAACGACAGCCAGCAGGGCTGGAAGATGTCGCGACTTACATCTTTTTCAAGGCTGTTTAAGTTCCAGCGATTAATTCCGTAACGCGCCGTAAAGGTTTGTTTGCCGCGAATACGACGGTCGGCCTTGAGGCGGTACAGCGCCTCGAAGAAGCGTCGTACCACTTCCTGGCTTTCGGGAGTATTCATAATTTATTTTTTATCGGCATAAAGAGCAGCTGCCGCACAGAGAGCCTCGGCGAAATTATAAATATCGTCCAAGGACTTTATTTCGTGCTTGGTTTCGCGCCTTTCGGCGTCAAGCAACCCGATATATTTTACCGATTTGGCATTCAGACGCAGACGGCATATCGGGCGACGATTATTGTCGTCCATAAGCACCGAGAAGTAATCCTGCGCATCGCGGTACGTAACGCGCGAAACATCCACCACTGAACGGACAATTGCCTTTACTATAAGATACCCATCTATTTCCTCCTGCGTGGTGACCGTTCCGCGTTCCTCGTCAATAGCAACAACACCATCGGGCAGTTCGCGAGGGGCTGCAGACGCCGGCGCGGTAGACACATCCTCCGCCGTATTTTCGGGCGCAGCAGCCTCGGTCTTGGGTGTATCTTCGACCGTCCGCATCGCGATACCGAGACGGGCGGAAATCGCATCATTAACGATACCCGAAATAGCCTTTTTAATGAGCGGCGTGAACTGGTCTAATACCTTTTGATTGACGACACCATCGTAAACCTGCTTTGTAAAAAACTTGACGAAATCGGGAGACGGCGAGGAGAATTCAGACGAGAGGACGCTGCGAAGCTGCGTTGTATATTTCAGTTCCTGCGCCGTTCCGAGAATATTTGCCAAATCATAATACGATTTATGGAATTTTTTCAGTTGCTCAATATCCGCATCTGAAAGGTCGAGCATATCCACCACCAAGAACGGTTTGTCGTCCATGATATTTTGCTTATCCAAATCGGTATAAAAGCGATACTCGATGCCATTGGTAAGGACGCCGAACCGGGCGTTTGTAGCCGCGAAATAACGCCGCAGCTGGGTGTCATGCAGACTGAGATTTTTATCGCATTGCTTGCATTCGATAAGCAGGACAATCTCGCCGTCCATTTTGATAGCGTAATCCACTTTTTCGCCTTTCTTTTTATTTAGGTCGCAATCCACTTCGGGAACGACCTCAAAGGGGTTGAACACATCATACCCGAGAGTGGCGATAAGTGGGAGGATAAACGCATTTTTGGTCGCTTCTTCGGTGGCGACTTCGCCTTTTTGTTTGCCGATGCGTTCGGCGAGCTGGAGGATGCAGTCCTTAAAGTCCATGGTTGTATTTATTTGGTTTGATTTTCGATGATGGTGATGAGACGGTCGATTTGCGTATCACGCTTTTCGAGTAAGTCGAGCGTGCGTTCCGCCAACTTTCGCTGGGCGCCCATTTCTTTAAGAAAACGGTCGACATCAGCAGAAGAATTCACACTATTTCCACTGCCGTTGACATTCGGAGAATAGTCGCCGGTTGAAGATTGTTTAATGGAGGCCTTCAACATATCGCCCTCGCCACGCACCAACCACTCGTAAGACAACTCCGGGTAGGCGTGTAGAAGACTTTCTAATTTATCAACCCCGAGTGAGCCTTTGAAATTTTTTATGTAACCATTTGAAAGTCCGGCTTGCCGCTCAAATTCGGCGACAGAAACGCCCAAGCTTTGGATGTAGATAAGAAGTCTTTGTTTTAAGTCCATTTTATTTATTAACTCTTTTTAACGGAATATTTTCCATTTTAATTTTGTTGTTTAGAATATCTTCCTTACCTTTGCATCGGTAACGGAAGCGAACACGCGCAAAGTTACGAAAAAGTAAACGATAACGAAAATCATAACATCTAAAAAGATACTACGATGACAAAGGAAGAATTTGAGACGCGCACAGGCGCAAGCGTAACATCTGGAGAATACGCAGGAATAGAACAGATATACCTCTACGCAAAGAATATGGAAAAAGACGAGTTCTGCAGCAACCGGAAAACAAAGACCGGCCGCAGGGCGATAATGGCTGCCCTTGTCAAACAGATATATACCCTGGAAGAAAAAAACCACAATACAGGACTCATCAACGCCGAGCTCAAGGAAAAACAAGATGGAATTATCGACTTCCTGGTTGGAAGTCCGGATGCCGGCGAGATGCGGCAAAAAGCCATAGAACTCCTTGGCGACGAACGCGAATATATCCGCCGCAAGTGCGAGCGCAGCCTCCCACTTGATGACGAAGATAAAGCCGCGATACTTCGGCTACTATAAGATTTTTAAGTGGTTAGAGAGACACCAAAAGCGCTCAGCTCGGGAGAGTGCAGGCGCCAGCCCGGAGGGACACTGCGTGCGAGAGGCAAGCTCGCTATAACGTAGAACGCGCAGGCGCCGGTTCGACTCCGGCGACGGGCACAACGATAAAAGCTCATATGCAAATGACAGGGGCGAGGCGCGCTGCAGAGGCAGCCCCCGAGGGACAGGCCGCGAGGCCGCACCCCGAAGCGCAAGGGGCGACGATTTAGCATATTTGTCCAAAAAAATAACATGCAATTCTTTCATCATTCTCGCCGCCCCGACAACCCTCGGAAGAACGCGCGATTGTGGAATGCCGCGCGTAGGATTTTGCCGGGCATTACCTACGACCCTTAGGAAACAACGCTACGCGGTTCGACTCCGCGCCGAGGGACACAAAAAACAACCAACAAAAAACAAAGACAATGCGAAAGTACAAATTAACAGAGGATACGGTTCAAATCACGCGTAACGGCAAAGAAATAACTCTATGCCGAATTGAGGCACTCCGAGACTTCGCCAACGTGAAAGCAGGCGATAAAGGTGGCTTTATAGAAAACGAA